CAGAAAATGGCTAAGATAAAGCTGTCTCCACGGGCAAAGCGCAATGCAGACTGGATTCACCATCACTTGCGTGTGCCAGAGGGTAGACTTGTTGGGCAGCCAGTTGAGTTATCGCCTGAACAGTTGAAATGGATGGAGATGATATATGGTTCTCCGACTAGGACAATCATCATTTCCCTGCCGAGAAAGAACGGAAAGACCAGTTTTTCAGCAATGTTGATGCTGCTGCACCTAGCAGGACCGGAGGCGGTGGTGTCTGGACAGCTATATTCTGCCGCACAATCCCGTGACCAAGCTGCTATTTTGTTTCAGTTAGCGGCAAAAATGGTCAGGATGTCACCGACTTTAAGCCAGTTTATTGGCATTAAAGAGACCGCAAAGACGATGATTTGCCAAGAACTAGGCACAATCTACAAGGCTTTGTCTGCTGATGCGTCTACGGCACTTGGGTTAAGCCCTGCGTTGGTCATCCATGATGAGTTGGGGGCGGTTCGTGGTCCGAAGTATGACCTGTACGAAGCATTGGAGACCGCATCTGCTGCACAGGCGCAGCCTTTGTCCATCATTATTTCGACTCAGGCTGCTCGTCCTGATGATTTGTTGTCCATTCTGATTGACGATGCCATCACGGATGCAGACCCACGGGTGAAATGCGTACTGTACTCTGTGCCAGAGGATAAAGACCCGTTTGACCATGCTGAGATAGCTAAAGCCCAACCGAACTGGCACTTGATGAACCAAGAAGAGGTGTTCCGACAGGCGGCTGAAGCCAAACGGATGCCATCAAGGGAAGCAAGTTACTTAAACCTTATCTGTAACCGTAGGGTGGAGGTGTTTTCCCCGTTTATCTCAGGCTCAGTGTGGAAGTCTTGTGGTGATGAGCCAGACCCCGTTGCAGATAACGTGGTGTACGCTGGTCTTGACCTGTCTGCGAGGGCTGACTTGACGGCATTTGTGATGATTTGGCGCACAAAAGGCAAATGGAACGTCAAATCACACTTCTGGACACCCAAAAACGGGCTGTTTGACCGTGCAAAACGGGACAGAACACCTTATGACGTATGGGCAAACAACGGGTTTTTGAGCGTTACACCGGGTTCTACGGTGGATTATGAGTATGTTGCGGAAGAGATTATCGACATTGTGAGCGATGTAAACCTGAAACATATTGCCTATGACCGATGGAGAATGGATATTTTGCGTAAGGAAATCACCAAAAATGGAGTAGAATTACCGCTAATTGAGTGTGGACAGGGCTATAAAGATATGTCTCCTGCCATTGATACGCTCGAATCTGAGTTGTTGAATGGCAGATTAAGGCATGGAATGCACCCTGTTCTCACGATGTGTGCCGCAAATGCAATTGTCATTAAAGACCAAGCTGGAAATAGGAAAATAGATAAGGCAAAGTCAACCGGAAGGATTGACGGATTGGTCGCACTAGCAATGGCGTTTCATGCTGCAAACATGGTTGAAGAAGAGGAAGGCGATTGGGATGGTTTCTTGAGTAATCCGGTTGCTTTGAAACATTGAGGAATAACCGTGGCAACATTCTTTCAAACTTTGCGGCGATTCTTTGGCAATGTTGGCTCAACTGGTCAGCAACAAGGCATCCAATACTCCGAACCGTTTACTAAAGTCTATGAAACTACGCCTGATTATGGTATTGATGGGGCTTTGCAAGTCTCTGCGGTTTGGGCGGCAACTGAGTTGCTGTCAGATAACATCGCTTCACTACCGCTGTTCGTATATGAACGGGCAGATAGCATAAATGGTCACAAGAAACTAGCTAGAGATACTGGTTTATGGATGTTGTTGCATGACAACCCAAACAATCGTAATACTCCGATGGAGTTTTGGCAGTACATGGTGATGAATTACATCTTGCGTGGCAATGCGTTTGCAAGATTGATTCGCAACAGTTCAGGTGAAGTGATTTCAATGGTTCCGCTATCTGCTGACCAAGTAGAAGTGGAAGTTTTGCGTGACCAGTCTGTTATTTACAAGTACCAATACGAAGGGCAAGTTGCTATTTATGCAGCGGACTCGATGCTGCATTGGAAAGACAAGGGTAACGGCATTATCGGTATGTCACGGCTTGACTATATGCGGTCAACCATCAATGTGGCGGTAAATGCACAGAACCATACCGCCAACGTATTCAAGAAATCAGCCAAGCGTCCCGGCGTGTTTATGATTGACCGTTTGCTCACCGAAGAGCAGCGTTCCGCTATCCGTCAAAACTACCGTGGATTGGTGGAAGGCAACGATGATGACCTGCTGGTGTTGGAAGCAGGGGCTAAGTTTGAGCCGCTAAACATGACGCCAGCGGATGTCCAGTTGCTAGAAACCCGCAAATTCAGCGTGGAAGACATCGCCAGATGGTTTGGCGTACCGTCCGCACTGATTAACGACACCAGCAAAACAACGACTTGGGGTACTGGCATTGACCAGCTTATCCAAGGTTTCTACAAATTTCGCCTGCGTCCGATGCTGGAATCGCTAGAGCAAGCTATTGAAAAGCGTGTGCTGACTGCTGCACAGCGCAAAAAATACACGGTTGAGTTTAGTTTAGATGCGATTTTGCGTGGTTCTCTGAAGGACAGGCTGGAAATCGGCGCACAAGCTGTCCAAAACGGGCTGATGAGCAGAAACGAGTGGCGGCAACTGGAGAATCTGCCTCCGGTGGACGGTGCAGACATTCTGACTGCACAAGTTAACCTTTTGCCGATAGATATGCTTGGTTTAGAGCAAAATCAAGCACCAATTGAACAAAATACGCAATCATAGTTAAAATATAGATATAGTTTGCGGCAAGGGGCTGATATGCTAAAGAAAAACATCTCGCTGAATGAAATGGAGCTTAAATTTGCCGCAAGCGGTGGATTCAGCGGCTATGCAAGCGTTTTTGGTGGCGTGGATAGTTACAACGACACCATCATGAAGGGGGCATATACGGACGTTATTGACCGGATTAAGTCTGATCAAGCCATTATGCCAAAGATGTTTATCAACCATAAGTCTTGGGATATTCCGGTTGGCAAGTACACCATGATTGAAGAGGACTCAAAAGGTCTGTACATGGAAGGTGAATTTACCAAAGGCAACCCACAAGCAGACATTGTCAAAGCAGCGATGCAGCATGGAACAGTAGATGGAATGTCTATTGGGTTTATGATTGGCGATTATGAGATGGTTGAGAAAGAAGGCAGCACTCTGCGGATTATCAAGTCCGTGAAAGAATTGCCTGAAGTTTCGATTGTGACTTACCCTGCTGACGATAACGCTAGGATTGATTTAACGAGCGTTAAGTCCGTATTGGACGAAATTAAAACTGTACGAGATTTTGAAAAGTTCCTACGGGAAGTAGCTGGCTTTTCAAATGGTCTTGCAAGAGAAGTGGCGAAATCTGCAAGGTCTCTTTATTCTCATCTGGCGGATGAGGAAATTGATATGCCAGAACAATTGTCAAAAGACGCTGATATTGAAAGGCATCTTGCGATGATTAAATTAACTGCATCCCTTTTAAAGGACTAAATCATGAGTATTGAACTCGCATCCCAAATGAAGTCTTTGGCTGATGTCCAAAGCACCCTGCTTGAGAAACACAAAGAACTCAAGTCTTTCATGGAAAAAGCAGATGGCGAAATTCAAGTCGCTCGTTCAACCTCGGTTGAAACCAAAGCGGCTCTGGAAAAACTATCTGACCAGTCCGCTGAGTTGGCTGAGAAGTGCTTGGAAATTGAACGCCGTGTTTCTGAGGGCTTTGAGTCCAGCAAGAAAGCTGATCAAGAAACGCTCGGTGAGATGCTCACCAAGTCGGATTCTTTTAAGGCAATGGCTGAAGGTCGTTCCAAGTTCGCCCGTGTTGAACTCAAAGCAGCTATCGTCAACGCTACGGGTCAAAACCAGCCTCTCGTTCCTTCTGACCGTTTGACTGGCATTATCAACAACCCGAACCGTATCCTCACGATTCGTGACGTTCTGCCTGTTGGTCGTACCACCTCCAACCTGATTGAGTACACGAAAGAAAACGTGTTCACCAACTCGGCTGGTCCACAGTACGATTCCCCAGCATTTGAAAACGTCACCAAGCCTGAGTCTGGCATCACATTCACGCTGGCAACCTCGCCTGTCGTGACGCTGGCTCACTTCATCCCTGTTTCTCGTCAGGTGATGGACGATGCTCCTCAGCTTGAGTCCTACGTCAACAGCCGTTTGGTCTATGGTCTGAAGTTGGAAGAGGAAGACCAGTTGCTCAACGGTACTGGCACTGCTGGTAATCTTGGGGGCATCCTGAAATCCGGTAACTTCACGGCATATAACCGTGGTTTGACTGGTGACTCCAAGCTGGATACGCTGCGCCGTGCTATCACGCAATGCCAATTGTCAGAATTCACGGCTGATACCGTTGTTCTGAACCCGGCTGACTGGGAGCAAATCGAGCTGCTCAAGGCAACGGATAACCAGTACATCATGGCTAACCCCGTGATGATGGTTGGTCCTACCATCTGGGGCAAGCGAGTCGTGGCTACCAACAGCATCACCGCTGGTACGTTCATTGTTGGTGCATTCGGTCTTGGTGGTCAGATTTTTGACCGCATGGACGCTGCCGTGCAGATTTCTTATGAAGATGGTGACAACTTCAAGAAAAACATGGCAACGGTGCTTGCAGAAGAGCGTTTGGCTTTTGCAATCTTCCGTCCAGCAGCTTTCATTAGCGGCTCGTTCTAAGTAATCATGCTGTAAACTAGGGCTTGGGGTGTAATCACTTCAAGCCCTTTTTATTTAGGATAACAACATGGAACTTATCGAGGTTATCGCAAAATCTCATTTTGAGGATACCCGTATTGGAGCGGTATCACGCAAACAACGTCTACGCATTGGCAAACAACTTGCCGAACAACTTGTAGACCTTGGTTTGGTAGACTATCTAAACCCTCCACAGGCGGTCGTTATCGAAAACCACAAGACCGAACCGGAAGTCGTTGGTGGGGACGAACCGTCTATGTCGTTGCCACCGGAGCAAGCCTTACCAGAAGTGACTGCAAGGCTGTTTCGGCGTGGGCGTCCAAAAAAGACCAGCGAATAATTGCGATTAAGGACGCATGGCGTTGGCTACCTAAAGCTGACGTTATGTATGCCTGTGACCAGCATTGGTGGGATATTTACGCCACTGAATTGAAACGGGATTTTGCTGGGGAGTTATGGACTCAAGACCAAAAGGCGGCAAAACTTTATGGGCTAACCCACATTCACGGCGTTTCCCTGCCGGGTTTGGGTCGCAAAGAGATTCACTTTGGCAATAATTCAGGCTATCAAGCCATCAACCTTGCGTACCTGTTTGGTGCGACAAAGATTATCCTATTGGGATATGACATGAAAGTGGAGGCTGGCAAGATTCATTTCTTTGGTCAACATCCTTACCACAAAGCGGGGCAAGGACCGGATAACGAAGTGATGGCTAGATGGAGAACAAATTTTGTTCAACTGGCTCAAGACCTGACAGATGAAGGCGTGGAAGTCATCAATGCGACTCGTTCTACGGCTCTCAGAGCGTTTAAAACTCAACCGCTAGAGGAAATACTGTGCTGACGATATTTTGCGGCTATGACCAGCGTGAGTCGGTTGGATACCATGTGTTTGTCAGCAGTGTGCTGGCAAGAACATCTATCCCTGTGTCTTTTGTCCCGTTATCAAGTAACGGCAGGAAACAAGGCACAAATGCCTTTACGCTAAGTCGGTTTCTTGTCCCTTATTTGATGGGGTTTAAAGGTCGTGCCATATTTGCAGATGCGGCAGATATGATTTGCCTTGCTGATGTAGAAAAGCTGGCTCAGATACTTCATAAACAGACCGCTGCGGTATCTGTTGTCAAGCACGATTACAAGACAAAGAACCCTATCAAATATATCGGAACAGAGATGGAAAGCCCTAACCTTGATTACGAAAGGAAAAACTGGGCAAGTTTGATGTTGATTGATTGTGAGCATCCAGCATGGGTCACAATGACACCTAAAGCAATTGATGCGTTCAAAACCTTAGATTTGCTGCAATTCAAGTTTCTGGATGATTGCGAAATCGGAAGCCTAGATGTCAGGTGGAATGTTTTGGCTGACGAAGACCAGCCTGTACAAGGCGCAAATATCCTGCATTGGACTGCTGGCATCCCCGCCTTTGAGAACTATCGTAATGCACCAGGCTATGACCTTTGGCGTGAAGAATGGATAAAAATGCTTTACCCACTTGTTACGCAAGCGTAATCAATGAGCGGTCAATGAATTTTTGCCGTGCATTCTCAAAGGGGTGTGGCGGCAAGATGACAACGCATACAAATATGTTGCTGCCCGGTAGCGTAGCTGGTTTCTGGCTTCCAGAATTAAATTCACTATTAAAGTCCGCACAAGAAAATGGCAGGGATTGGTATTACGGCGATAAGGCTTACTTTGACCGCAATAAGTATTGGCGTATTACCAAAAATGCCTATATGCATCCGCTGCACGGCACAGCAACTCCGCATAGGTTTGAAAAACTAGGTATTAAGATTAAAGGATGGGAACATCATGGAAGCATCCTACTATGTCCGCAATCCGATACGTTTTTCAAGATGCGTGGCTCTAGTCAATCAGAATGGATTGGGCAAACAACACAAATATTGCGTCAATATACAGACCGCAAGATTGATATACATTTTAAGCAAGCAGGGAATCAAACAGAGTCTACATTTAAGAATAGACTGAAAGGCATTTGGGCTGTTGTTGTTCACTCATCTATGGCGGGGGCGCAAGCGGCAATTCATGGTGTCCCATGTTTTGCAACAGATGAAACATCCGTGTCGGCTAAATTTGGCACAACAGACTTATCTAAAATTGAAGACCCTATTAAGCCAGACAATAGGGAAGAATTGGCTTGGATTTTGGCTGACAACCAATGGACGCTAGACGAAATCAGGTCTGGCATGGCTTGGCATCATATAGGAGACGGTCATGGGGTGGGGTGATGAACTGATGGCTTGCGGTGAGGCAATGGCATTGGGTGGCGTTGTAGCAATTCGTGATAAGTCTAATTCGCACAGATGGAATGACGCTTGGGCAAACAATCCTCATATTGCCAAGCCAAATGACAAATACACCAATAGCATTGTCAACGGTCCGGGTGCTAGACCTTACGCTGAATCATTTACTGAAACGCATTGGAAATGGAAAGAGTACAAACCCAAACCAGCCAAGTTTTACTTTTCTGATGAAGAGTTGTCTTGGGGAGAGACGTTAGAGGGAAATTTTGTCATTGTTGAGCCGTTCTTGAAGCAAAAACAAGAAAGCGTCAACCGAGATTGGGGATGGGATAACTTTTCAGAAGTTACCAGCACAATAGAAGCAGATTGGGTTCAATTAGGCGATAAACCGCCGAGATTGCTACCAAACGCAAGGTGGATTCATACGCCAACTCAGCGTCACATGGCGATGGCGATTAGCAAGGCGAGGTCATTCCTAGTACCAGAGGGTGGTATGCACCACACGGCAGCGGCATTTGGCATTAAGGGTGTTGTGCTATTTGGCGGTTTTATCTCGCCTCATGTGACCGGATACCCCAAGCATAAGAATATTTTTGTTGGCGATGGTCTTGGTTGTGGAAGCAGACTAAAATGTCAGCATTGTGTAGATGCTTGGGCGAAAATCAAGCCAGAGCGGGTAATTAAGATTATGGCAGGGTTATTGAAATGAAAGCTGTCATCTACCACGCTCCTGCCAGTATCGCCAAAAACTTTCCACCGTTTACCTACGAACGATTGATTGAAGGGTTGCGAAAGAACGTCAATCAATTTGGTATGCCACTTGTCCACCTTACCCTGCACGGGCAACAAGGTCTTGGTGATGAAAACCATTATTTTGACGGCAATCCAGCAGAAATTATCTGGAATCGGGAAAAGTGCTTTATTGAGTTTATGAAAGACGCTCCAGAAGATGTTTATTTCTTCACCGAGCCTGACTCTCGGATTATGGAGATGTTCCCAGCATTAGATTGTGACTTAGCACTGTTAAGACGCAATGATGATGTTGCGCTGAACCCGGCATGGCGATTGGCAAAAAAGTCTGCATTGCCGTTTTTTGAAGAGGTATTCTCTTATTACCCAGATATTCCGCACAGAAAAGAATGGCATGGCGATAGCATCGCTTATGTAAAAATGTGGGAAAAGATGGGCAAACCTAACGTAGGTCGCTTAAAATACAATGAGATGGAGCTAGATTTACGGGTTTATGACCTTTATTGCCGCCCGAATGCCAGATACACGGCACAATGGAAAGCCAATAACAAGGTTGACTTGTTAAGGAAAGAAAATGGCTGATAAGTTATACAAAGGTCCGTTCAGCGAGGATATGAAGTTGATTGACATGGGGGACAGCACGTTCTGTGAGCGAGTTGAAGCGCACCCTCCGTTGAAAATGTTGACTGACAATAATGGTGTATATGCAAGATTGCGTGTAGATTCTGGTCAAACTGGATTCTTTGCTGGCAGAGAAGCGAGGACGTTTTATGAGTTCAGCATTCCAACGGCATCAAGCCAAGTTATCAAAGTCGTTTCCCCTGTTGACACCATTGTGCAGGTTTTTGGCGTTGAGTTGGATATTGCCGCTATTCGTGTTGAGCTTGTCGTGGGAGGTACTGAAGGCGGTACATTTGGGACTTCATTGCCTGTATTTAAAACTAACACGATGACCACGCAGTCTGGTTATACGCCACAAGTGACGATGACTAGAGGCGGCACACACACAGGCGGCACAGTGGTGGATGCACTTACAGCGATTGCTGGCGATAAGCTGCAAAAGACTACAGCGGTAAGCGTATCTGAGGAACTGCCGCTTGGATTTGCGGCTGGCACATTTTATATTCGATTGATTAACACGGATGGCGCAACAGCGACAGGGTTTTTCCGTGCGAGATGGGAAGAGCGTCCATGAACTATCTAATCAAGACTAGTCAACCAACCATTGAACCTGTCAGCCTAGCTGAGGCTCAGTTGCATCTTAGGCTAGACCTAACTGGCTCACCACCTGCTCATCCTGACGATACGCTTGTGTCTGCTCTCATTAGTTCCGCAAGGGAAGACGCAGAACTATACACAGGGCTGACCATTGCATCATGCACATACCAAGCAAAAGGTGTGCCTGTTAGCAACGAGATGAGCCTGCAAACCCATCCTGTGAATAGCGTTTCAAGCGTGACTTACGAAGACAGCGATGGCGCAACTCAGACGGTTGACCCCGCTGACTACTATGTGGATAACTTTGCCCGTCCTGCTAGGCTGGTATTCAAAAAGAATACCCCTATCCAAGATGTCACAGTGTCGTTTACAGCAGGGTACACAGACCTTAGTAGCCCAAACTATTATCCTTGCCCTTCTGGGATTAAGTCAGCTATTTTGCTGATGGTTGGTAACTTGTATGAGAACAGAGAGGCGGTTTCCGATAACTCGACTCAGTTAAAGCCATATGAGCGTCCTATGTCTTATCTTTACCTTTTGACACCGTATCGAATCAAGATGGGTCTGTGATGGATATAGGCAAACTAAACAAGCGGGTCACAATCCAATCTCAATCGACTAGCTACGATGATGCTGGTCAACAGGTTGAGACATGGAATACTTTTGCGACAGTTTGGGCAAACATCAAGCACAAGAGCGGCTCTGAGACAATCAAGTCTGACGCTATTGCCTCTGTTGTCCGTGCAAGTATGCGGATTCGCTATTTGCCGGGGGTAAACGCAGGAATGCGGGTAATGTATGGTAATACCTTATACCGCATTGAGGCGGTCTTGCCTCATGTAGAAGAAAAGCGTTACGTTGACCTAGTGGTGGAAGTCATCAACGGGAATGTGCCATGAAAGGATTGAACGTCAATTTTACTTTTAATGACAACTATTCTGACAGTTTGAATAAATTGGCAAAAGATGTCAGCGAAAAGATTTTGCGTTCAGCAGCCCGTGCTGGTGCATTGGTTTTTTATGATTTGATTCATCAGAATGCCCCAACACCTAAAACTGGCAACTTACAAAAGTCTATCTACCATAAATTCATTTCTGAAGAAGAAACGCCGACTCGTAAGTCATACCGTATTGGTGTAAATCATATTACTGCCCCACATTGGTATTGGTTGGAATTTGGGCATATATCTGCATACGCTGTTAAAAAAGACCCGAAGACAGGTGATTTTGTCACCTTGGTTAGACCGGAAAAAATGGGTACTCCTGCTCCCAAGCGTAGGGCATCGAAAGCAGAAAAGGATGCTTATTACATTCTCAGGAAAGACGGACCTAAGATGATTCCGGGGACAGCATTTGTCCGCAGAAGTTATGAGCAAGGTTTATTGCAAGTTGAAAATGCTATTGTTAAACGAGCGTCAGAAAGATTTAAAGAACTGATGTCGAATCCAAACATGGTGGTTAAAGATGTCGATTGAAACCAGCCTGAGAACGGCAATTCTGTCTCTTGCCCCTAATAGGGTTTTCCCTGATTTCGCCCCTCCAAGCATTTTGGCAGAGGCATCTCCTGCTCCGTTTATCACTTATCAGGTTGTGGGCGGCAGGGGAAGGCAAACGATTCAGCGTTCTGACTCGTTAAAAATGTATCGAGTTCAAGTCAATTGTTTTGCAAAAACACGAATTTTGTGCAGTAATCTCGCTCTTTTGGTAGAATCAACATTGCATAATGCGTCTTCATTCAAGGCTGTTGCTTTAAATGAACCTATTTCAGGGTATGAGGACGAGGTTAGTTTATATAGTTGTATGCAAGACTTCTCTATACACTATACTATCACTAGTTAATTTTTGTGCCGGGATACGGCAATTTGGAGGTTATTATGGGCGTTCAAACCGTAGCTGGTGCAGCAATTAGCATTTCCGCATCCACTCCCGCAACTTTTGATGCAAGTGGTTATGCTGCTGTATTTTCAGCATCACCCGGTCCTGCTGTCATTGGTGATATTACCGATGCTGGTCAACATGGTCGTTCTTACGCTGTTGTTACTCACAACCCTATTGGTAGCCGTGGGACGCAGAAGTTTAAGGGAAGTTTCAACGAAGGTCAAAAAGTCCTCACGTTGGCTGTCAACGAGGATGATGCTGGTCAAACACTGGCTATCACAGCCCTGAACAGCGACAGCGACTATTCCTTCAAGGTTGTGTACCAAGACGGCGCAATCGACTACTTCCAAGCCAAGGTCACGGGTTTCCAGAAATCCATGACTGGTGTGGATACGATGTTGACCGCAACCTTGACGCTTGAAATCACCACCAATTCTGCTGGCGTTGGTGTTGTTCATGTTGCTGCACCGTAATACTAAGCAGCTATCGTCATCGAACAGCCTGCTTCCTTGATTTCAAGGCGGCAGGTTTTTCTTTGACATTTTATGAAAAGGAAGAAAATCATGTCTTTGAAACAATACTCCCTAAAGGAAACTGCTACGCTTCATTTGCAGACACCGGATGGCGAGTTGATGTATGTTGGTAAAGATGGCGATAAGCCTGTCACCGTTGAGTTGTATGGTGTTGGGTCAAGGCAATACCAGCAGGCAGAAAGAAAGAGACAGGATGCGTTAGCAAGCAAGTTCAAGCGGTTTAAAAACAAAGCAATCCCGACTGAAGAACTGGAAGAATTGCGTGTTCAGTTTTTGGTTGATTGTGTTGCTGGGTCACAGAATTTTGAATTGAACGGCGAGACTGGAGCGGAGCTTTACCGGGCTGTTTTTTCAGACCGCTCGTTGATTTTTATCACAGACCAAGTTGACCGTTTTATTAGTGACCAAGCAAATTTTACGCAGAAGCCTTTGACGAACTGACACTACACGTTCGGTTTTTGGGGTGGCTTCACGCTATCCCAAAGTCAAAGGCGGGTTTGGAAGAACCTAAAAGCCGTCAACAAAATTACGCTGACAACGGCGTAGAAATCATTTATCCACCGTGCAGCATGATGTACATGGTGGATTACTTATTTTCGGCTGGTCCGATATTTTCTAGCCCTGCTGGGGCAACCTCAATTAATCATCAAGAAATATGGGCTTGGCAGCGCAACATGGGCATTCGCTTATGCCCGTGGGAAGTGGAATCTTTACGGGAATTATCAAGACAATACTTAGCTGAATTGCTACAATCTGACAAGCATGATTCACCGCCCCCGTGGGTTCCAGAAGTAGATGAAGAGCAAGGCGAAGCCATAGCGAAAAGGGTGCAAGACGTTTTAAGGGGTTGATATGGCAGAGAACGTAATTGGCGCAGCAACTATTAAGGTCACCGCAGATACAGGTGACCTACAAAAAGGCGTTAAAGCTGCTGAAGACTCGCTAAATCAATTCAAACAGACGGCTCAGAAAACCGGGCAAGAAGTTAAAAAGAGCATGGATGATGCCGCATCATCTATGGGAACAGTTACGACTTCTACCGATAATCTTTCAAAGAAAGACCAGCGATTTGTTGATGTCCAAAAGCGCAAAGTTGTTGCGTTGACAGAAGGCAAAAGCAAGTTAATTGAATATGACATCCAGCAAAAAGTAACAGAAAAAGAACAAGCTGCGGTTACTGCTGCACTGCAAGAGCATATTCAGAAATTGCGTGAACTTGAAAAAGCGCAAAAGGATTTGCAAGACCCCGGACAAAAGTACCTCAAACAATTGCAAGCTGAGTCTGCCACCATTGGCATGACACGCAAAGAGGCAATGCTTTATCAGGCATCTCAACTTGGCGTGTTAGAGCAAGCCAAGCCGTTAATTGATGCTCAATTTGACACTAGCCGGGCATTTACCTCCGTAGAGATGTCTGCAAAGCAAACCCGGCAGGCGATGCGTTTGCTTCCAGCGCAGATTACTGACGTTGTGACCTCGTTGGCATCCGGTATGCCAATGTACCTTGTTGCCATCCAGCAGGGTGGTCAGTTGCGAGATTCGTTTGGCGGGTTTGGCAATGTTATGAAAGGCGTTGCGTCCTTGATTTCGCCATTTGCGTTGGCAATAGGTGGTATGGCTGCTGCTGGTGCTGCTGCTTATTATGCTTATGAAAAAGCGACTGGGATTATGAGAGAGTTTGAAAAAACTCTTATCATGACAGGAAATGCGGCAGGATTAACCTCATCGCAGTTGTCTGCTTCAGCAAAAGGCATTAGCGAGATTTATGGTAGCCAAACAGCAGCCGCAGAAGCATTAAGAGCTACGGTTTCTTCTACAGATTTGCTTGGGCAATCTTACGAAACTATTTCGTTAGCCGCTGTTCAATGGAGCGATGCCACAGGTCAATCTATTGGTGATGTCATCAAGATGTTTGACTCTCTCGCTAAAGACCCTGCTAAGGCAATGTCTGAACTTGATAGAAGCTATAACTTTTTGACTGCTAGTACATACGCTCAAGTGCAAGCCTTGATTGAGCAAGGTCGCAATACAGAAGCATCCCGCATATTGATTGAGGCGATGGCTGACACTATCAATGATAGAACCCCGAAAATGATTGAGCAAATGAGCATATTTGGGCATATCATGCGTGGGATGAAATTGCTGATTAACGATGCGAACGATGCCATTACAAATATGTTCAGCGAGACGTTGGAGCAAAAATTTGACGGGCTAGTGAAAAACTATTTTGAAGTCAATAAGGAAATAGAAAAACTTGAGAAGCTCGGCGGTGGTGGAACGGTTCTTTTATACCTTAGAAGGCAACGAGAAGAGATTGAAAAAAACCTAGCATCTACAAACAGTTTGCTTGTTGCTAAACAAAAAGAAGCGCAAGCAGATGCTGATGAGCGTAAAAGAAAAGACAACCTTCAAACTGTCAGTGCATTTCTAAACGAAACCAGAACAGAAGAGCAAAAGATTATCCAAAAGATAATCGAGCTTAATGTTCAGTTCGCTGCTGCTATTACCGCTGCTGGAAACGACACCGAAAAGGTTGCCGCAATTCAGGCTGGTTACGGCTATGTTATGGCTGGGCTTGCTGACCAATATACAAAGGCAAGCAAAGACATTACCAGCTCAATTCGTGAGCAGATTACTGAATACGAGAACGAAACCAAAGCGATGGCGATGAGTTCGGCAGAGCGTGAGATGTTTATCTTCTTGATTAGCATGGAGAAGAAAGGCGTCTATGAAACAACTGAAGAATGGAAGAAATATCGCAAAGCCAAAGAAGACGCTATCAGCGATAGGGGTGTTGCAACTGGCGAAAAAATCATCAAGCAATTACAGGATGAGCGTGACCAGCTTGGTTTGACCAACGCACAAAGGACGGTTTACACCAAGCGTCAGGAGGCAATCAATGCTGGTCTAAAAGACGGTAGCCCTGAATTTGACAGGTTCATCAAGAATCTTGAGAAAGAGGCTGAACTGACCGAAAAGAAAGAGAATGAAATCAAGGCAAGAGAAGAGGCGATTAAGCGTTCTAAGCAAGAACAAGAGCAGTATGAGAGGACAATTGAATCCATTGAAAAAGAACTTAGCACGTTAAAGATGGAGAACGAAACGTTCTTGCTTAACAATGAGGAAAAAGCAAGAGCTATCTTTTTACGCAAGATTGAAAACCTAGCAATTCAAGACAAGAACCGTTTGCTTGCTGCTTATGATGAAGTCGCTGCAAGGAAGGCAGCAAACCAAGAAATCAGAAACGCAATTGTTGAGGCTGAAAAGTTTAATAAGTTTATTAACGATTTGACTGGTAGGTCTAACGTAGACCAATTTATTGAGCAGATGGGTATGCTTGGTGCTGCTTTGAGCAAAGGTATGATTTCACCTGAGCAGTACGAGTTGTATCTAAATCAACTTGTTAATAAGTTTGAAGGTGCTACGGATGAGATGGGTGAGTTTGCCAAGCAAGCAGCCCGTAATATTCAGGATGCGCTGGGACGCACTCTTGAAGAAGTACTGTCTGGTAACTTTGACAACATTGGCAAGAACTTTCAGAAAATGATTGCCAATATGTTGGCGCAACTTGCATCTGCTAATTTGAACAAAGCATTGTTTGGTCAATACGATAAGTCTGGTAACCTTGGTGGCATTATTGGTGGGCTGGCTAAAGCTGCAACCAATTTGTTTAACCCCGCTGGGGCTGCGTCAGATGTTGGAACGGTAGGCTACAACGACTTCTTTGCATCCGGCGGTTATACCGGAGACGGCGGCAAATATGAGCCTGCTGGCGTTGTCCACCGTGGCGAGTATGTCCTTAACGCTGAAGCAACCAATCGGATTGGCGTAGGACGGTTGGACAGACTTAACAAAGGCTATTCCAATGGTGGTCTAGTAACTGCACCACCTCCCGCTGCTGCAGGTAGCGTGAACATCAACATCAAAAATGAAGCTGGTGGCGATGGTTACCAAGCAACTGCCACGGCTCGCAGGAACGAAACTGGGCTTGATATTGATGTAATAGTCAAGAAAGTCGTATCCAACGATTTACGAAATAATGGTGGTCTGTCTCAACAGATGGCAGCGACATTCGGTCTTAGAAGGGGTGGGTAATGGCAACGCTTCCGTCCTATGTAAAAGTATTGTTTGATGGCTACTCTCAGCGTAGAGAGTCAGGGCTGCTGCGTACTGAGATGGAGTCAGGACCACCACGGCAGGCAAGATTCAAAACACGGGTGATGATTACCCGGCAAGCCACATTGTTTATTGAGACCAATGCCAACTTTCAAGCATTCGAGACATGGTTCATGAATGACCTGGCTGGCGGCTCTCTGTTCTTTGATATGGCTGACCCTGTTTCAGGTTCGACTATAGCGGCACGGTTTGTTGGGGGTACTTATACTGCAACACCGATGAGTCCAGCAATGACGTTGTGGCAAATTACTTGTGAAATTGAAAACTGGAGTGCATGATGGCTCGCACATATTCTGCACAATATAAGTCAACATTAGCTAAAGTCTCAAGCGGTGAGACACCTCGAATACTGTTGCAGATTGACCATCCTGAGTTAACCAGCCCGATAAGGGTAATTAACGATACCACTAACCTGACTTCTAACGGGTACGAATATATTGCTTTTCCGTTTGAGGTTGTTCTGCCAGATGACTTTGAAAACCAGCTTCCGAAAGCAAGATTGAGCATCAGCAACGTTGGCAAAGACCTGATGTTCTGGATTGAGTCTACCGATGGTGGCTCAGGCAGTACAGCAACATTTAGTCAGGTTATGCGCTCCAGACCAAACCAGATTGAATGGTCTATTACCATGAGCCTATTTAATGTTAGTGCAACCAATATTGATGTATCGGCAGAGTTGGGTTTTGAAAACCTATTTGCTAAACCAGCGATTCAAATGCAGTACCGTCCAAACACCGCTATCGCATTATTCTAATATGCACTGGTCAGAGAACTATATCGGCAAGCCTTACAGCTTAGGTGATGCTGACTGTGCTGCATTGGTGGCTGAAGTCAAAGAAAAAGAGTTCGGCGGTGACATACCTGAGTTTGTCCGCTCTATGCGGGAAAACACTAGATTAAAGCGAGTTGAGCAATTAGAGTCGCTTGCCCGTGAAGCGGTTATTCCAACTAATGACCCACAGGAGGGTGATGTTGTCTTAATGATGTGTCGTGGCAGACCTTCACACGTTGGTGTTTTCTGCATCGTTGATGGCGAGAAATGCATACTACACGCTATGGAAAACGCTAAAATGACCGTCAGACACCGTATTCGTGATTTGCCAAGATTCTTTCTACAGGTTGAGGGCTACTACAAATGGAAATGACAGAAATCGCCAAGAGTCTAAGTG